GCTTAAATGGAAGCAGTATCGTAATATGTCAATTAATGAAACAAGATTATTACAAGCTCCATTATACCAGCAAGCTTTTAAATGGTTTAGAAGTAAGTATGGATTTACTTATTCAATTGGTAAAACAAATATATCTGTTGTTCATGCAGGAACCACATTTATTTTTGATGGAAACGAAACATTTGAAGATGCTGAAAAAGCAACATTAATTAAATTTATTGAAGTAGCTAAACAAAACCAATTATGATACAAGTTACAACACTAGAGGGTAGAAAATTCTTTGTTGATGCCTGGGGAATGACAACGACTAGTAGACACGCATACGATCCTGAATATTGGATTGTAGTAGAAGATAAAGGTGCTACCTGCATTATTGCTGAACTTAAAAACGGCAAGCCCTCAGAAAGTTATACAAAAGAGTGGACTAGGGAGCAAGTTGAAAGGCAATTAAGAAGCCATACTTGCTATAAACACATTGGGGAATATGAAATAACATTATAATTATGAAAAAGACTTTAGAATTAATTATTCAAGTTGGTTTCTTTTTACTAATTTCGGTTCCAATAGCTTTATTGCTGTACTTAACAGCACATTTTTACTTTGAAATAAAACGTATTTATAATGGGATTAGACTTAGAACCAAATGGTTTCGAAAATAATATACAAATTAGAATGATTTTTACAGATGATAAAACTGAGATATGGTTTCAATCTATAGCTGCAGCAACCAGAAAAACTGGTATAAATGCTAAGTCTATTAGAGATGGATTAAACCCATTAGCTAAAAAGAAGTTTAGTTATGATAATAGAACCGTAGTTTTCAGAATTAAAAAATAATTAAAATGACACATGGATCACTTTTTAGTGGCATAGGTGGATTTGATTTAGCAGCAGAATGGATGGGTTGGGAAAACATCTTTCATTGCGAATGGAACCCATTTGGTCAAAAAGTTTTAAAACATCACTTTCCAAATTCAATAAGTTACAATGACATTACTAAAACAGACTTCACTATTCACGAAGGAACAATTGATATTATTACAGGAGGCTTCCCATGCCAACCTTACTCAAGTGCAGGTAAAAGACTCGGAAAAAATGATGAAAGACATCTCTTTCCTGAAATGCTTAGGTGCATTAAAGAGGTCAAACCAAAATGGATTGTTGGCGAAAATGTTCGTGGACTTGTTAATTGGAATGAAGGGATGGTATTCCACGAGGTGTATAATGACTTGGAAAGGGAAGGATATGAAGTACAATCGTTTCTTATTCCAGCTGCAAGTGTTAACGCTCCACACCAAAGATATAGAACGTGGTTTGTTGCCTACTCCAACTCTACAAGAATACACAAACAGCACATTCCCTCCAAGTCAAATAAAGAGACAAAATCTTGTTTCGTATCTTTTGAGAGAAGGGATTTCAGCAGGTTCCCATCTAAATCCCCAATATGTGGAGGAGATGATGGGATTTCCAGAGAAATGGACGGAATTACCTTTTCTAAATGGAGAAACGAAAGTATCAAAGCTTATGGAAACGCAATAGTTCCACAAGTTGCTTATCAAATTTTTAAAACAATAGAAGAATTTGAGTTAGTAAATAATGACTAAATTTGTATTGCTATCCGTACATAGCATTTAGAACTTATTGCCCAAAGATGCGTAGGAGTGTACGGACTCCTGCAATTCCGAGGGCTTTTTTATTTTTATGGCTCAATTTTATACAACGATTATACATCCTGTGAGGAAGGCTTTTAATTTGTCTTGCAATGAATATTGTGTATTAGATACTATACTTCGTATGCAAAACAATGACTCTCATTGGTGTTATATGAGTAGAGAAACAATGGCTAGTGATTTAGACCTATCGAAACAGTCTATTTTAAATATTGTAAAAAGTTTAATTTTAAAAGGTTTAGTTATAAAACATGAAAAAACAAGTCATCTAAGATGCACAGGACAATTTAAAGATGCAATAGATGATTATAGAAATTTTTCAATAACAGAAAACCACTTTACCGTTGGTAAAGAAACTTTACCAGATGAGTCAAAAAAGTTTACCTCGAGTGGTAAAAAAACTTTACCCAACAATACAATTAACAATAATAAGACATTTATTAAGCCAAATCCTTTAGAGGTTAGTAGTTATGCTAAGGAAATTGACTTTGTTTTAGATGGTGAATATTTTTGCGATCATTATGAAGCCAGAGGATGGAAACTTAATAATATTACTATGAAAGATTGGAAAGCTGCTGTCAGAACATGGAAGAGAAATCATAGTAAATTTAATAACAATTCAAATGTAATTACTAACAAGGTAACTACGCCAATAAAACTAAAATAATGGATGTTATAAACCTACCTAAAAACATAGACCTTGAAAAAGTAGTATTAGGCTCACTTTTGATGGACAAGAACGCTCTTCCATTAGTTATAGGAATGCTAAAAGAAGATGTTTTCTACGACATACATCACCAAAAAATCTTTGCTACCATTAAAAAGATGTACGATAGTAATATTCCTGTGGATATTAGCACTTTAGCTCAAAAAATGATAGGAGAAGAGTCTCTTAAAGATGTTGGAGGAGCTTACTACCTATCTAAACTAACAGATGGAGTAATACGCACTACTCACCTTAATACGCATATTGATATGATTGTAGAATTATATAAGAAGCGTAAGGCGTATTTACTATTAATGAGTAAAAAACAAGCTTTCTTAGATACTGATAATGAGTCTCTTGACTTAATAAGTTCACTAAATAGTGAACTTTTAGAACTACAGGAGTTTGGTAATATCTACGAAAAAGACATTGAAGAAATACTTTTAACCATAATAAACAAAAGAGGATTAGCTCAAAGTGGTGAGTTATTGGGCTTAAATACTGGCTTTGATGAGCTAAATAATACCATTGCAGGTTGGTGTAAACCAGATATGATCATAATAGCTGCAAGACCAGGAGCAGGTAAGACAGCCATGATGCTTTCAAGTGTTTACAACATGGCAGTAGTAAATAGGCTTCCTATAGCTATTTTTAGCCTCGAAATGAGCTCCGAACAGTTGGTTGAAAGGCTAGAGTCAATAACTAGCCAAGTGCCCTTAAAACGCCTTAGAACGAATAGTTTAAATGACTATGAAAAAGGTGTAGTATTAAAGGCAGATGATAAAATACTACAGGCTCCTATTTATATCGAAGATACAGGTGGTATTAGCATAACTCAATTAAGAGCAAAAGCAACAATATTCAAACAGAAGTATGGAATTAAAGCAATCTTTATAGACTACTTACAGCTAATGAGTGCTCAAGGTAAACATAATCAAAATAGAGAGCAAGAGGTTAGTTTAATAAGCAGAAGTCTTAAAGCCTTGGCTAAAGAGCTAGAAGTTCCGATTATTGCCTTATCTCAGTTATCTAGGAGAGTAGAGGAAAGAGGAGATAAGATACCACAGCTATCTGATTTAAGAGAGTCTGGATCATTAGAGCAGGATGCAGATATAGTGATTATGCTAATGAGGCCTAGTTACTACGAAATGACTGAGCCTGTTGAAATAGGTGGCACAGAATATCCTGCAAATAATCTCGTTATATGTAAGGTAGAAAAAAATAGACATGGAGTAACTAAAAACATACCTTTAAAGTTTATTGGAGAAACAATCACATTTGAAAACTATAATTTATAAAACATGAAACATGAGACATTTATACCAATGGATGATGTAATGGTTAAAATAAAATACCATCCAGATATAACAGAGAAGGATAAAAAGGAATTTAAACATCATCTAAGCTTAATTTTAAGATATGGAAAGACCGAACCCAAACAGCTACCGAAACAAGAGGAAGTTCGAGATAGACTTAGCTAAGTACGAAGATGGTACCTATAACGCCTTAAGACTGTTTGCTAAAAATACCAAGATTATGGTTCTTACTGACCTTAAAGCTCTTAAAAGAGGTTATATGTGGCTTGAGTACGAAAGGGATGGTAAACCATCTGGCATTGCTGATATGAGAGTTGAGTTTTTTGCTATAAACCTTGATATACGCAATAGAATATACTTTATGAGGGCTGAAATGCTACGAAAAAAAGCCAGAAGATTTTACAAAATAAAGAACATAAAAAAGGAAGATACAGTTAGATATGTTAAGTTATATCTAACGGAATTTATTAGGTGGGACTAAATATATTAAATATATTATACTAACTTTGGACTTATGGCATACATGACAGCAAGTGATTTGACTAAGATGATGTTAGATTATTTAAGAGATAGAGGCAATGAAGTATGGAGAAATAATAATCTAGCTGTTAAGGGAAGGTCTTTTATTGGTCGCAAAGGAGTTCCTGATATTATTGGCTATAGTAAAAAGCATGGTCAGTTTATAGGATGTGAGGTTAAAGCGATTGGTGATAGAGTGAGCCCCGATCAAATGTCTTTTTTGATTAACTTGGCTATGTGCAATGGAATAGCAATGATATGTCAACAATTTAGAGACGAAACAATAATAGTAAAAATATTTAATCAAGATGGCGAAAGTAAAGACTGGGAGTTCAAACAAGGTATGCTTCGGCAAAAGGAAGAATGGTAGAGCTAAAAAATCTTATAATAAACACAGCCCAAAGCCTAAGGCGTATAGAGGCCAGGGCAGATAAAATTAAATTATGGAAAATATAGAATTAGAAAATAAGGCGTTAAAAGCACCAAAGGTTACTAAGAAACAAAAAGAGTATGTTTCTGATCAAACAATTGAAATGTTTGAGGAAATATTAAGAGATTATGCTATAGACTTAAAGTATAGACCTTTTATAAAGAAATTAGTTAACGAATACAAAAAGAATGGATAGTTTAGACTCAGTAGTTTCATCTGTTATAGAGAAGTATAAGGATAGAGCTAACGTAGGTTTAACCAAGTACGGAACTAACTTAGATAGAACAGACTTAAACACTAAAGATTGGGCAGAGCATTTACAACAGGAGCTTATGGATGCAGTCCTTTACTTAGAGAAACTAAAGCAAGAATTAAAGAAAAGTATTTAATCATAAAACAATAAACATGGCAACAACAAAAACAGAAAACTTCTTAGGAAGATGTCAAACACTTAAATCAGCTTATGGATCATTTAAAAAAGTTTCCTTTGGCCCAGATGATTTAAAGAAAATGAATGACTTTGCTAAGGACAACAAAGGATGGGTAAACATCTTAATTAAAACAAAGAAAACAGCATCTCCTGACCAATCAGATTTCTATGTAGAAATGGACACTTGGACTCCAGATGGTGGAAACTTTAAGAAAAACCTTCCATTCTAATGAAATTAATATTACAATTATTCGCCAATTTAGTGGCATTGATTATTATAATCTATGTACCATTTGCATTTGTACTAAATCAATGGAACCCATCTACATGGAATATATATATGAGGTCATTATTCTTAGTATGTTATATAGCAGTATTAACTTATGGCTTTGAACAGTATAAGAAAAAATAGTGTGTTTTGTAGTTTTAAGTGTAAGAGGTAGTAGAAATACTACCTTTTTTTATGTCCATTCCGAATAGGCTGGAATAAAGAGCCCCTCGTAGAAACGAAGGGCGAGTTAAATTCAAACGTATGTCTATAAAACTATGAGCCATAAAATTAAAGATAATTTTTATAGCAAACAAAAAAACCTCCTTTTTTAAGGGAGGTCTTTAACCATAATCCAACACAACATGAGAGCTATTTTATTGACTACGATTTGTTTTATCGTAGAACTTAGTCAAAACTGAACCATAAAGCACACCTTGTAATCTATTTACAAAGCTATCCATGCTTTCGTCAACATGGAAGAAATCCTCTGATTGCATATATATAAAGCACCTATCTGCATCATCATCATCTGGTACCACACTCTCAACTAAATGAATGTTGATGTATGAGTCTACAGCTTCGAAGTTTTCTTCGTATTCATAGCTATCATCCTCCGTAAGTTGTGTTATGTGCATTAACATTTATGATACTATTTTTAATTACGGTTAACCTAAGCTCTTTAATAATTAGTTGCAACTTTGCCTCTAAATACTGTTTTTCTTTCATCAACTCAGCAATCTTTACATCTACTTCTCTACTCATACAAATTTACGTTTTAATTATTTTAGATAAAAAAGTGCATACCACATTGTAAATCAATATGATACACACTTAAAATTATTGTAGAAGGTATTATCTATCCGTCTTAGAGCAATATTTCCCGCAAGTCTTGCATTGATATTGTATTCTGATAAGCCCAGTTGCCGTTACGGTTTTCTTTACTCTAATAAGCTCATCTGAGCCACATTCAGGACAGCTACCTCTATCTTCACCGAATATTACTCCGTAGTGTGATTTAGGCTCCATGTGTCCTCGTAATGCCTTAAATACTTTCTCTAACAATGATACATCTTTTTTGCAATACTTGATCATCTTCTCCATTGCTATTTTATCCTTCTTTAATAGAATATCTTTCCACAATGAAAATTCTGTTTTAATCTTTTGCCCCATACCTAGAAAGTCAGCAATGTAGTTTAGTCTATTGGAGTTAAACCTAAACTTTTGACGAGCTAGTTTTAGAGTATCTATGGTTACATATTTAGGAAACATTGGAATACCATGGTATAAGCACCTGGTTCTAATCCAAGCTAAATCAAACTTATCTCCGTTATGACCTACAAGCTCAGTTGCAGAGTCAGCCACTTCAATAAACTTTTCTAGCATTTTCTTATCGCATTGCTTTGAGTCCCATTGTAAAGCAAACACTTCCTTATCCTCTTCCCACTTATAGCATATACAGATTATTGCCCTCTCTTGTATTATGTTAGCGTAGTCAATGTTCTTTTTATATCCTGCTTCCCAAAACAAACCTATATTGGGACTCGTTTCTATATCAAAAAAGAGTCTTTTGCGTTTAGTTTTTAGCATAAATTTAGATTAATACAAAGCCGTTTTTATCAACTTTGTTGTTAGTGTGTAAGGTTAATAATTCTTTTATTGATTTCCCGAATGTCTTTTGAAAGTGTGGAGCATCATTGAACTTCCAATCTCCACCCCATTCCCATCCATATTTCTTGAAGATGTTAACTACTTCAATCCAATCATGAATGTTATCATTATCAAAATCCTTACTTATTTCCCAACTAGCTGTTTCAAACGATCCATTGCCATCTTTATCTACAAGCAATACAATATCAACTGCCAATCCGTAATTGTGATAAGATTGCCCACCTTTAGCGTTAGTAACCCTTCTGCCTTGCTTAGTTCTACCAATAGCAAATAGAGCATCTTGTTCTGCAAATGTTCTTAAAGTGTACGCAAAACGACAAATAGAGGAGCCATTAAGGGCCTCTACTATCTCGTCATAAATTTCTAAGGTTTCTTCCCTGAGTTTAGGGTGCAACAGTTTAATTCTGTCTAAGGTAACTTGGTCTTTCATTGTTGTTGTTGGTTTAGGTTATATATATTTAGCGTATGCCGTTCTTCCATTTGTCTTTATGGATTTAAGCACTAGCTTTCTATTTTTTCCTTTATTATAAGAAACGTGTATCCAATCAGGTTTATTGTGATTGCCGAACTCCCATATCAACTGATCGAACTCTAGGTTGTCTTTTATGTAGTTGAATATCTCTGCATTGCTAGATACACTCATATCATCCTGGTCTATATCTACTGCTTTCCCTTCACAATGCTGAGAATTTAAAGAGCCATTTATGTAGTGATTTAACACTCTGCTTCTATAACCAGATGTAATGTTTATTGAGCCAAATAGTTTTCTAATTGGCTCCAGTACTTCATTGCAAAGTACTTTGATATTTTCTAAATGTTCAGCACTTGGCTGATTAGATACTCCATGCCTTTTAGCTGACTCGCTTCTGATAATTTCTGCTAATGCAAAGTGTTCAGATAATTTCATGGAGTAAAATTACTTCCTTTTTTTAAAATGCTTTTTTATGAAGCTAAACATCTGCATACCTAACCAACAAATAGTCATCAAATAGACTATTGTTTGCAAAAATGGATTTAAAGAAACAATACCAAAAATGTCCATCCAGGAGACAGCCATTGTTAAAATACCAAGTGGAGTTAAATCATTATCTAATTGGTCAAGGTGGTTCATTTAGCTTTTTGTTTCTTTTTTACTGAATATTGTTGTAACTACACTAGCTGACAATAAGGTAGCAGAATACATAAGTAAGGCCTCAGAGCCATCTTTATCTAATAAATGCGTATACATACCTATAATACCAAATAAAAAAGCTGCAATACCAGCTACTCTTTTAGAGCTTACTTCGCTAGTACCAGAAACCATATCTTTTAAAAATTCTTTCATTTTTTACCAATTTTAATATATAAGCTACCAGAGTAGCCAAAACCATTGTTTTTATATAAATCTAATCCAAAGCCAATTAGAGCCCTATTTTTGGCATTTATCATTAAAGAAGGACTTAGTACTTGTAAACCATTTAATGGTCTAAAATCGCCTCTAATGCCCAAATAAACACTATTCTTTGGCTTCTCTACATAAAGTTGTTTGGTAATTATGGTTTTTTCAGTCAAATTAGCCTTAAAAGACCTAGAAAGTATCTTATTTTGGCTTATAGTGTCTGTAATCACAAAGTTATTACTATCCTGATAAATGGTATCATTATAGGCTCTAACAGCGTAATAGTCGCTTAATACCTTAACGGTATCATGTACATAATGCTGTACAGTATCATTTAAAATGATATATGAGTGTATACTATCCCCTTTTTTGTATTTGGTAATAGTTCGCTGTTGGTAAACCGTATCATGAACCTCAGCAATCTTAACGTAGCTATTTACGTTTAAGTCTGGCTTTTTAGGTAAATACCTAGCATCCTTAAAAAATAATAGCCATAATAAAAATACTATGGCTACTAAGATAATTTCTTTAACCCTAATCATTATGCTTTTTCTTCGGTTTCTTTATCTGCTTCAGGATGTTGCTCCTTAACGATTTTTGATAAAAATGCAAATATTGGGTTAGCAAATTTTGCAGGTAATTCAAGTAAGTAGTTTTCTAACTCCTTAACTTGTTGCTCATTCAATTGTATCATGGTATAAATTTTTACAAATATAATATTAAATAGTTGGATTTTCGAAAGGCAACGGAAGCACTATAATTGGGGGGTTTATAATATTCTCTATTTGTTGGTCTAAACCTAGGTCTATTGCCGGAACATCTAAACCTGCGTCTAACCACCCACAAACTTGCTCGTATGTTAAATCAGGATAAGCCGTAAAGTCCGTACTTGAAGGGGTTTGACAACCCATTGTTCCGTAACTAGAAACTAAAATAGGTTCGCCACCTACATATTTTTCAGCCGTGCGTACCCAATGAACACAAATGACAACGTCCAATAATTCCCCTTCTTTCGGCTTCGTATCAAGTTGAACGATTTGCCATTGATAATTTACACTCATATTTTTATATTTTTATATGTTTCCAAGTTTTATTTAAAACTACATTTGATACTACATATTTACTAATATCAAATTGTTTTCTTATTTCACATTGTCTAATACCATTCTTAAAGTTGCATCTGTTGCTAAATCTCTAGTAAATATTGCAGTTACAGCAGCAGTTGTAACTACGTTTAAAGCTGCACTAGGCGAACTTGTTCCTATACCTACATTGCCACCGTTAGGGTTTAATGCTAAAGGTTTATACCCAACACTTGCTTGAGAAGATTGTAAAAATGAATAAGTCCCAGTTTGATTAATACCAATTAAAAGTTGTTGATTTGACGCTCCTGTTTTAGATTGTATTCTAAAAGCATTTGCAGAACCAGTACCATCACTTTCTACTGCACCTATTTCTAAAGTAGAAACTGCATTTGTTGTATTAATACTTACACTACTAGAGAATGTAGCTGCTCCTGAATTAGAAAGTATTAAAGGAGTGTATCCTGCTCCTGTTCTAATTGTAAAAGTTCCTGTCCCTGAATTAGAAGTATCATAGCTTAAATAACCTGAATTTGTATATCTTAAATCAGTTGCTTGAACACTACTACTAAAACTTGCACTTGTGCCATTTAAAGCACCTGTTAAAGTTCCACCACTTAAAGGCAAATAAGAACCTAAATCGGTAGTTAAAGCTAAAGTACCATCTGCGTTTGGTAAAATATAAGTTCTAGAGGTAGAGCCAAGTAAATAAGAACTAAAATAAAACTTTCTATTTGTAGTTCCGTCATTTAAACTAAATAAAAACGTAGTATCTCCAAATGCACTAATTGAAGAATAGCCACTAGGCGCACCACTTGCAGCAAATCTTTGTTTTAAAATTACAGAGCCTGCATTTGTTCCATCACCTTGCGAAGTATAATAAGTTGAGGAAATAGAATTACTACCCATATTTAAAGAAGTAGTCGCTCCAGTATAAGGAACGTAAGAATTCAAATCACTTGTTAAAGCTAAAGTCCCTGAAGCGTTAGGAAATGTAAATGTGTAACCTGTTGCAGAAGGTAAAGCAAAAAAATTGCTTATGCCTAAACCACTTGTAAATCTTAAACCGTCAGGCATTCCACCCAAATTCATATAACCACTAGCAGAAAAAGATGAATTATTTTCCAATAAAATACCACCGTTATTTTTAGTAGCATTACTGAAAGTTTTATTTCCTGTTATTGTTTCTGTTCCTGCTAAGTGTACTACTAAACTATCATTTGCAGGAGTGTATCCTAAAGCAGTTGCTATTGATTTGTTTTCCCATAATGAATTTGAGCTATTGTAAAATAAACCTTGATTGTTAGTAGGACTTGAGATATAAACATTGTGTAACTCGTCAAGTTCCCAACCATTCATTATTTTAACATAAATTTTACCATTGTTAGCGTGGGAATATTCTACATAACCCATCACTACTATATGACCTGTTAGCCCTGTTGGCTTGATATTAGTTAAAGCACCTGGAGTTGTAGGACTTAAATAAAGTACATCTCCATCTGCCCATGTTTCACCTTGTAGGCTACCAGTTGTGTCTACTCCTTCAAGCTGACCAACAGTCATAATAAAACCTTCTTGATTGGTAGCTATTGTTTCAATAACTAATCCTAATGTATCTGCACTATTATTATCATCGTTCGCTTGTGCATAAGCAACTGCTAATCTTTGACCTTGTGCACCACTTACTCTTACTGCTGCATAATCAGCCTTTGTTAAAGTTGTATTAGGCGTAACCTTATTTACTACTCTAACTACTAAATCAACACCATTTTTTAATATAACAGTACCACCTTTTAAGGTTGTTTCGCTACTACCTATTGTATTGTTCCATCTTGTAGTACCTACTGAAGCCGTTCCTGTTGGCGATACATCTAGACTTAATTGTCCTGCTTTTAATTCATATTCTCCTAAGTCAACATTTGCAGTCGCACCTGTGTATGGCACATACCCAGTTAACGTAGGGAAAGTGATTAAGCTTCCGTTACCTGCTACATATTGAGCCGAAGTTCCTGCAAAGCCTATATTGATTGTTCCACTTGTAGTTACTGGAGAACCTGTGATTATTAAAGCATCTCCACTTTCCGTAACTGCTATGCTAGTAACCGTTCCATTGGTTCCAGAAGCTTTTTGCCATATTGTTCCTGAATATATAACTTGATCAGATACCACAAAAGAAATAGGGCCATCACCAAAGTTTACAGTTCCTGCAACACTACATAAATAAACATCACCTGTATTACCTGTTCCATTAGCAAGTGTTGGTGTGTTAGTAGAAGCATCCCAAGTTCCCTTGTATTCCATAACACTATTAGGTAACTGAGAAACTAGTATCTTACCATTTACATCTAATTGAGGTATACCCCCTGAACCATTAATGGGTAAAGAACTAAGAACACCTGTTGTACCTGTTATTACGCCTTCTAAACTTCTTACTTTGGCACCACCTGTTATCTGTATTTGATTCGACATCCTATATTAAATTAAATTATTTAAAAATTGCTCTAATAAACTCATCTGACTCTAATGCTCTTGCTGATGCAAAGGTAAGTGTTCCTGTAGATGAGTTAAATGTTACATTTTCACCTGTAGGAACACCAGTTGTTCCAATTGATCTAACCTCAACACCACCTCTAGTTACTGTAATACAACTCAATCCTATTGCACCAGTCCATGTAATAGAAGTCTCAGCACCTGCTGCTGTGTAGTCAAACATAACTACGTTTGTACCTATTACTATCACTCCACCTGGAGTAACTTGAGTTCCACTAATTGTGTATGCACCTGTACCTTGTAAACTAACAGAATAAGTAGAAAGATTTTCTACAGGCCCATTTATGCTTAATGATGTTAAGTTAGCTGAACCACTAAATACCGTATACCCTAAAACACTAGTTCCTCCATTGTCATTATTAATTTGAAACTTAATTAAGATGGGCTCTCTACTAAGTTGAAGGTTAGCCAAAAACAAATAAGAGTAGTTTTCCAATGCCACAAAGCCATCACAAGTTACATTCCAACTAGCTATGTCATTTTTAAATTCTTTAAACCATGCTGAACTTTGACTTGTTACTTCCACTTGATCTACACTAACATCAAAAGTACAGTTTGTAGCTGTACCAAATGGTATTCCTTCTTCCGTAACTGGATCATAATAATAAAGTACAATATTGGTTCCGTTAATAGCTGATGCCATATTAAATTATATTAAGTTTTAAATGATTTTATTGTATTTATACGTTTTGCCTATTGTGGCTTCAATTAACACATTTGATGTTTGTAATAAAGTAGCCTGAGTTTCATCTGAACCGTAGTTAATTGTAGCGTTACCTAACATATATGAATTTTCGCTTACGTTTATTTGTGCAGGATCGGTGTCATCTGACTTGAATAATTTTGCTCCATTTATATATCCGTTTGTAGTATCAAAACTTGACAAACTACAATCAATGTTAATTAAGTTTTTACCATACACATTCATGTACTTTTGAATTAACAATAAAAGTAAACTTGAATAAGTTGTAGCACTACCTTGCTCATACCATTGTACTGCTGCTGTTTTATCGCTTTTCATTAATACACCAATCTCCGTTGGATATATACCGTTAGGTGAGTCATATCCATAAGGTATATCAATATCTTTTGCATATTGATTATTGTTGACTATGTAGCCATAGTAGTTAATTTCAGAAACTTGGGAAATAGCCTTAATTTGAAAATCACTAATAGCTGCAAAGTTTCCTGTACCTGCTTCAAGCTGAAACTTGAAGAATAGTTGACCTGCAATTGGAGTAATAGATGTTTTAAACTTGTATTCATTTACATCATCTCCACTTGTGCCATCATAAGGTGGAACATCCATTGATGAAATTGTTCCATTAATCCATCCTAAGCCATTCCAATAATAATAATTTGTACCATCTGTTATATATAGATAAACGGCACCTCTTGGTAATGCACCTAAATCTTGACCTCTAAATATCCATGAAACTTCTAATATTACATTACTTGTAATATATGGGCCAGAAGCAGGATTTCCTGCAGATGCTAATTGTATTTCTATGTAAGCGTTATTGGTTCCAAGTGGTCTTGTCAATCTATATGTAGCACTATTATAGTCAGGATTGTCCACTAAAACCACCGTATTAGGAGGAACTGCACCTATATCCCAGTTATCTGCTTCATTGCCAGTATAAGGCTTAAAAGTTCCATTAGAGACAAGATTTTCTGCATTCTTTACACTTACTGTTTGCTGTATTCTATTATATCCCTTTTTAAGCAATTTTGATTGAGAATTATTTATAAAATATAACTGCGTTGTATTGCCAGTATATCCTTCAATAGTGCTTAGTGTATTAATTGTGCCACTAGAAACAACAGCCATTGCCGAACTGTATTCTGTGTAATAAGCATTTATATTAGCAAACTCATTTACAGATACTATCCACCACTTGCCACCAGCTTGAAACAATCTACAACCAAATGATTTTACTATATTGTTTAGTACAGTAAAACATGATATATAGCTATCATTTTCTATAAAAGTTCTATATGGTAAATATGTTTGATTAAACGGTTCTGCTGCAGGGTTGTCATCTCTATCGTTCATTCCTGTTGCATAATAAGAACAAACCGTCTTGATGTTTAGGTTAGTAGGGAACTCAATAGTGTTTAAAGCAGTAGTTATATAAAATAACAATTTTTCTATGTTATTGATGTTTTGACTTGTTGATATTGGCAAGCTCACATCCTTCAATAAAGCAAGACCATCAACAGCGTTAAAGCTTAATATTTTTCTACCTGTAGAATAACTAATTTGTACATTGTCGCTTAGTACCCACCCAGTCCATTCTAAATCATCTTCTATATATAATTGTGCATTATACTTTCTGTCATTTAATGTTACCAAGTTGGGAACATTTTCAATATCATCTGTGATGTCTATTACAGCTCCTAGTTGACTAGCGTATATTGGCTCAAATGGATCGTCTGATGTTGGCAAGTACTCTAAGTCAATATGTATTCCTTGATACTCAATTATGTCTCCTGTGTAACCATTTTCAAGTAAATTTAAGTATACATTTTTACCACTTTTAGTAGCAAATGTTGTTCTGTATTTAATTTGATATGCCATTATGCTCCTCTTCTAAGGTTTAATGAATTTTCACTTCTATTTAATGCTAAAACTAAATCATTTCCTCTTAATACAAATTGACCTCCACTTTGATCAGGTATTCCAGCTTGTACACTTTGTATAGCAGTATTTCCTGATGTTGCATTGGCCGCATTGGTTGCCGTTGCACCTCCACCTATTAATCCACCTAATCCCATACCCTGTCCAATTAACCCTCCAAGCACCTTACCAGCACCACCAGCTTTAGCTAATGTTCCTGGGAATAAGATAGATAATAATAATACAGCAACTAAAGCTGTAGCAATAACTTTAGCTAACTGCTTTATTAAACTTTGGAACGCATTTGTTAATACATCACCAAGGCTCATTCCTTTTTCAATTAACATATCAAATGCAGAACCCAATGAGTTCATTAAACCATTACCAATTTGCATCATTGATTTATATGCTTCATCTGCAATTGATTTAGTTAATTGTCCTATTTTTTTTGTATTGTCAGCAATTCTTTTTATATAATCTTCATAACTAATTGCACCAATAGCAAGTGCTTCTGTTAAATCTGCATTCTTCTGCATCAGAATTTCTTTCTGAGCTTCTTTATCGTTTACTGCAAAATCTAATAAATTATTATAAAATTGATCTACATCAGATAATTGCTGATTATATCTTTCTTTAGTAATTCTATCTAACTCTTTATTATCATCTTCTAATTGCTTTCGTTCTTTTTCTACCTTTTTCCCTTCCATCCAGTAGACTTTCCTGTTGTACACATCGCCAACCCAAGCCCACTTAACACATCTGTACTCAATAGATACAGCTAGTAAAAATTCTACAAGTACCATGTCCACACAATGATGTAGACACACCAAACAATTGTTGAACAAAGAAGGACTGCTGCAATAAATGCCTCAGTCCACTCTTTCATTTTTCTTGCTCGTCAGGTTTAGCGTTCTTCTGTGCAATCTTTAAGTGCTGGTGCTTAAAGTAGATGTTTACTATCATACCACATATAGCAATCACAACACCCGAGATAACAGCACACTCGTT